CTAAGATCGTCTTGATTCCCGGCTTGTACACTACTTTCTGGATTGTCCCGGTTTTCGCCGACACTTGTATTTGTTGCTGAAGTGCCACGTGCCCACCGTGGAGAACCCCACAGGAAGTAGTGTACAAGCTGGGAATCCTGCATAGATCCACCGTTAGCTACCCGCCTTTTTGCTTACTTTCGTGAAAGGGCCACGTGGTCTCTTGTCGGCTTGTCTCCCAGACAAGGTTTCTTTCTGTTATCTTTGTTATGTCTAGTAGGAGTAGGGGCTATGAAAAACTCCACTTGCTCCAATCGTCGCGCAAAGTCTCACGACTGATTACCCATGATTATTCCCCATTAAAACGAGGCGAGTGTTCAAATTTTTCCCGCCATATTTTTCACACATCTTTTTGGGGCTTTTCTCGGCGAAACAGATTCCACAGCTCGCCTTGGTGGAAGGTGAATCCCGCTCCGCCCTGGAACTCAACCCGCAGGCAGTGATCTGGCCAGCTCTTTATAGGTGTAATCTTGTGAACCACGCCCTTGGCCCCCGTCCGCAGGTAGATTACGTCCATGAATTATTCCTTGCCTGAAGACTGTCGTTTGGCTTCTTCTCTTGAGAGGAAGGATTCAACCTTGACCATCATTCCCGGCAATCCGCTATCTTTGATTCGTTGCACTGCGAGCTCCCCGAATGGAAAGAGGCAGCTCCCCAGGTTGTTTGATGATGGCCCGCCGATGAAGTTAATCTTCTTGCCGAGGATGAAGTATCGACCGACATGCTTCGCCAGTGGCCCGAACCACGGGGCGGATGCCCTCTCTGGCAGGATCAGGATTCCATTCCCGTGATCTGTCATCTTGTCGATCCAAACCTGCTTCTGACTGAAGGGCGGATTGCACCACACGAATCGATCGCCCCAGTAGTTAATCAGTCCGTTCTTGCCTCGGCCATCCCAGAGATTGATACCCGCGATACTTGTGTGCTCGCCGGCACACGGATCCAGCTCAAACGGACCTAGAGGTTTATGCACCCACTCTGGTGTCTGGAGATTGTCATTCTTCTTGCGGCTGCTCATCTTGCTGCCCTTGATAGATTGCGAGTTTCAGTAGTTGTGTTCTTTGAGTCTGCCGGTCGCGATCAGGTCAAATGCTGTTTCGATCGCTCGGCTCAAGTCGTTTCTTCGCTGGTAGCCAGGAACGAACACGACGTTGCTGTCCTTTGCTCCGTAAAGTGACTGGTGGGAAGTGACATAGGCCCATCCGTTCTGTCGGCTCGGTCTAGGATTAAGCCCCATCTGGGATGCCCACTCCTTGGCTTCCGGGAGCGAGCCGGCGATGACCAGATAGTATTCCCCTCTCGCGTCGTTGCTTGTCATATTGCTAATAGCTCCGATCTATCCATGTATAGACGACTTCGAGCGTTTCCTCAGTCATCCGTGTTGCCTCTTTGCATTCTTTCCAGTTGGGGCTTAATCAGCGGAACCCAAAGCCTTGACCAGAAGTTTGCCCATTCCGGGCAGATTTCTTTCCGGGCAGACTCCCATGGTTCATCCAACTCCGTGGCTTTCATCCACTCATCGAAGGGGAAGTCCTCGTCTTCAAGACATTTGCAGAGATTGGACTCAAAGATCGCGTTGGCATCCTCGATAGAACCTTCTCGGATCAGGTCGGCAATCTCTTCTCGGATTCCCTTGACGGTCTTTTCGAGACTGAACACCATCAGGTTGCCCGCGAGCATCTTCGATCCCATGTAGCCTTCGTCCAGATCAGAGAGGAATTCCTCGACGGAGACGCCTTCCCCGCGATGACCCCAGAAATAAGACCATACTCCGTAGTCGCTCAGGATGATCACACGGCCGTCGTCCTGCCAGAGGAGCTTCGCCCACGCGTGGTACGAATCCTTGACGAAGATTTCATGAAAGGTCGCTTCTCCAGTTAGGGATACTGGATTGGATTTTGTCACCTAGATGGTCCCTTTGATTGGGTAGTGAATGTCTTCGTATGCCTCAATCCTCTTCATGAGGATGTCGGCCTCTCGCCCTTCGATGGTTCCGTCCTCGGCGTCGAAGATTTCATTCATTCGATCGAGGGCAGATTGGTACTCTTCTTCGCTGTACATCTTAGTCCCCTGTCATTGCCATGGCTGCCGCAGCGACGATCATCGAAAAGAAGAACGCCGCTACGAATATGATAAGAGAGTCTTCCATTTCTTAATCTTTCATTAGTCACAGTACTCATCGTAATCCGGAGCACGCACACCGGGCATTCTGAGCAGGTCTTGAACCCTGGCATTGATTGAGTCGGACGCTTCTTTGGCCGCCTCTGCAATCGCGACCATTTGTTCAATCTTCATGGCATTCTCTTTCAGCTCCATGATCCTGCTTAGGATCTCAAGAGATTCCTTATCTTTGAATTTGAATACGCTGTGTCCGGTCGCCGCCTCAAAGGCTGACGTTAAGGCGTACAACCTGGCATTCTCAGACTTCAGCCTCTTCACTGAAGATTGAAGCTGCCTGACTCTTCCGTCTACCTTGGCGGAGTTGAGCCCCATCTGGAAATGCTTCTTACATTCAGCCTGAATCTCTTTATTGTTCATTTTTGTCTTCTTCAAATTCCGGACATTCAGATTCAGGGTACACATCCCCGTTCGGGAACTGGACCCCGTACTTGTGTCGCCCGTAGTAGTCGTCCAGGTAGTAGCACTCGAATATTTCCCCAGTCACGGGATGGGCCGCTTTAGCCATGAAGTTACTCATCCAGAAGTTCCATGTGCTTGAATTCAAAGAAATGATGCATCCATAAATGATGGAGCACTCCCCCGTTATCTATGTGGTCTGCCATTGATGCTGAATGTGTGACATTTGGCATCTTTCCGGCCTTCACGAGCTCAATCCTCAGGTTGCAGATCGCAACGTCGGCCGCTTCCCTGTCCTTGCCTGCGATTGCTTTCAGTAAATCAAACAGATACTCATCGCTTTTCATGCGCAATCTCCCATAGATACAGCCCCATTAAGATTGGCCACACGACCCCCGCGACCATGACGACGCCCATTTCGAGCGGTGATATCGGAGTCGCCTTCCGCAAAGACAATTCACGCCGCCATGCGTCAATGCACCATACCGCGAGGCCTAGCCACCACACGTGAAAAAACAGCATTTGATCATCCTTGCCATGAGGAAAAATAAGCCTACCTTGATGAGTAAGGCGTACGAGATAAAAGCGGACAGGATCACAGCAAACACATACTCCTGACGCGGCCTCATTTTACTACCTTCCATCTCCGGGACGCAACCAACAGGTTTCCGTAATCGAGGGACTCTTTCGTATCGAGAACGGCCTGAAGTTTTCCCGGCATCGACTTCAGGGAGCACTCAATAGTATCTCCCATGCTAGCTTCTTCCGCGAATGTAGAATCGCACTCTGGACATATCACATGCTGCAGCCAGGCCCCTTCTGCTGGAACAGTCGATAGTTCGCCGGTCTTGCAGAATGGGCACTGTGGGTACTCATTCATCTTAGTCGGATTCCTTGCAGAAGTGCGAGCAATGATCATCTGCGTTCGTCTCGGGAAACTGAGACGCGTCTTCCCAGTCGCCTCGATTCGGAGTCGGAGTCGGAGGATTCAGGTGGCACCGCCCTTTCCAATTAAAGAACACCCTCTGCCCAGCGTCCTTGCGGCTTTTGATTAATACTTCGCAAGGGTTACTTTCAACCCAGTGCTCGCATGCAGAACAGGCGACGTCTCCCAGTACGGAGCTCTGGATCTCGGTATTGATCTCTTCGTATCTCTGCAGGATTTGTTCGTCACTTAGCATGATTTCTTCCCTTTGAAAGTTCGGTTAAAGAAGTCCTCAATTGACTTCCGGTGTGGTTCATTCCTTCGGTCGAGCTCGTCTGCAATTACCCGTAGGGCCCAGGAGTCAAGTGCCCCGGATCCACCGAAGTAATAGACGAACCCATCTTCCAGCTTGTCGAACCCGCCTCTGTCTTCGATAATTTGAATCAGCCGTTCGCTTTGTCTTTCCTTGAGACCAGCATCGCTACCCGATTGATCGGCCGAAGAGTCTTTAGTTCCGTCGTCGCCATTCGTGATCTCGCAGTTGATTCCGGAGCTTCCCATGATTCGTCTTTCAGTCTCCCGAGCATCTTCATGTCTTCCGGGATCGAGATGAAGAAGAAGTGCAGAGGGTTCGATTTATGGTCGGAGTCGTTTCTGTTTTGTCCGTAGTTGAAGGACATTCGGTTCTTAATCCACATGAACCATGTGCCTTCGGACCATCCATGTCCAAGGTCTTTGTTCATCTCTCGACGAAAGACTTGAGTGACTTCATCCAGAGGGATGTTGCACTCAAAACGACTGTTGATTTTCTGCTGGACCTGCTCCCAGTTTCCGTCTTTCAGGGCCTGTCCGATGGTTAGTTTATTCATGGATTCCATTCCTCGTTACGAGACATGGAACCTTAGTGGATCGACTCCTGGGACGCAATCAAAGATGCCTTGCAACACGGGACCCATTTATCAGTTCCGGGAAGCTTCATGAGCCAGTCCCGCATAAGATCTACGAATTTGTAAGGGGAGCTCATTAAGTAGACCTCACCGCGTACTATTGCTCTTGAGAAGTAGTGAGTACTCTCTTTGTTTCTGTGCTGAGCCTTTGTTTTAAACGCCGTGCCGAAAACGATATCCTCGTACTCAAGCGGAGTCTCCACTGAGTCAACCCACTCGGCGACGAGGTCGACTGCTGTTTCGCAGTGATCGTACATCTTTCCCGAGACAGAGAGCTCCGCCACGTCCCTGTCTTCGTTCATACAAACAAACCTGACTTCGGAATCTCTGCCTACGAACAGATTCTCGCCCACCACCAGGGATTTTTGTCCGTCTCTTCTCTTGTAGTATTTCCCAACTTCAATTTCCATCGCTTCGATTGTCATTTAATTCCTTCTTCTGATGATACGAGTGTTGCCCAGTAGTGAACTCCATTGTTCACCGCGTGTCCGTGTCCCGATCTCTCGCCCGACATGATCACATTGAAGTGTGCCGGCGAGTACCAGTACCCATCGAAGGCGTCCCTTGCGCTGGTCGGGCCTCGATAGATTATCTCGTTGTTAACACCGCTGTGTTCGTACGCGTGGTATCGAGCCATCCATTCTGCGTGTTGCTGTGCCTTTTGGTGCAGCTCGCGATCGAACTCATGAAGTGGATATCCGTAATGGGATCGAATCCTGTTGATCTCTCGATGAGAGTCGACGATTTCCTTTGGGTAGCCTTGCTCGCATGTCGGGCACGGCATGGATAAAGCAAACATCAAAAACAGCTTCATCGACTCATCCATGTGTAGATATTCAGGATGATCGTAACGAGAAACATCACGATCAGTATTTCGCACAGTGCCTTCATCATATCAGGCGGCCGAGGGCTCTTTTCTTCAGTGAACTGGTAACTCAACTGGATACCCGCTCGATTTCTTCTGATCGATCCTTCAGGCGATACAGTACATTCTTTCCTTCAGTCTTCTTCTCGTAGGCGACCTCAGAATGGATCATCTTCTTGACGAACTCTGGGATAAGCCGGGTCCTCTTCGCGACTTGATCGACAGTAGACCATGAGTTCAAGTGCAGACATCTGATAATCGCCATCAATGCGTCCATGCTTTGCTTCCTTGGCTGATTCGTTCATATCTATCTTACCGCAACGAGCTCGTTGCGGTCTTGCTGTTCGCAGTTAGGTATTCATCTTCTCGATTTCGACTTCGCTTATGAGTTCCACTAACTTTCGGCTCATTATGGCGTCTTCTCTGTTTTCTGCAATCGACTTCCATATCTTTTTGCCGGTTTTCTTTGACATATCGTCAGCCGCGTCAAGGATCGCTTCGAGGGAGAAGTATTCCTTGAGTAAGTTAGCTGCAGTTTTGGGTCCGATCCCTTTGACTCCAGGGATAGAGTCTGCAGTGTCTCCCTGTAGTGCCAGCAGATCGCCGAGCTGCCGAGGGTTAATCCCCCACTTGTCGATCACGTCCTGCGAAGTGGTTTCTTTCCTGTCGTATGGGTGATAGACGTGGCAGATGTTGCAGAGCTGATGCATGTCTTTGTCTGCAGTCACGAGAATACAGTCTTTCCCGTGCTGGTACGCCATTGCGGCCATGACATCGTCCGCTTCATAGTCGGTTGCGAAGATTACCGACTCATCCCGGCTTAATAGGCCCTGGACAATTATTTCGTACTCTTCGACCAGCTCAGGATCTTTCGGGTCGCGAGTCTTGTAGCTGGGAAGAATCTCATCGCGATGCTTGTGCCCTGATTCGATGGCAAAGTGCATCTCTCTTGGAGACAGGTCGTCCTTTAGCCTTTGAATAGTCATCGGAACCACTGACGAAGCAGAGTCCGGGTGAGGGTGAACGGTCGGCTTTAACCCACCCGCCTTGTATGACCGATGAATGAGGTAAGACAGATCAATCACTACTACCTTGCCACTTAGATTAGCGGCGTCGCTATTACTCAGCATGCTTATTCCTTGTGGGCTTTATTTGTCCGATTCTCTTGCTCTCGCATAACCTTATTAAGCATTACCTCAAGGGCAGACATTCTCTCGGCGTGCTTAACTTCAAGTGCAGAAAGTCTCGACCCTACAGCCTTGTCTCTCTCAGTATTGTCTTTGTCGCGACTTGAGATCGAATCCCTTTTTGCGTCCTGGATCTCGCTAAGCATTCTCATTTCACGTTGCAGATTACTGTCGAGGTTCGCAATCTTCGTGTCGCTTATGACGTCTAAATCTCTCATTTCTCGCTGAAGGGCGATATCCAAGTTGTCGATCTCGTCACGGACTTCGGTTTGCCGCTCACGAGACTGCAGGTCTGTGTTCTTAATGGTCTCTTTCAGTTCTTCGATGTCTCCGTCGAGTCTTGCGACATCCCGCTCCATGGCTGCGTGTCTTTGTAGTGCTATGGGATGTCCGTCCTGACTTACGTGCTCTTTGAGAGCATTGCCGTGAACGGAATCCATTAGATACAGAGGAGCTAAGGCTGCTCCCCCGATAGCCATTCCGAGCATTGCAAGGAATGTCATCGCACTAATTATGACGCCCCATGGAGTCTTGCGATCTCCATGGATCTGCTGAAACATCGCAAAGACTTGATCGAATTTCGCGACCAGAGACGCCTGCGAAGACTTGATTGAGCTTACGTCAGTTCGAAGATCGTCCACAGCATTCCACACGCTGTGGACTTCATCTGCTGTCTCTTGTCTTGACTTCTTGTCTGTTAAGTTCGCCATGGATAAGGGGCCAGTCATACGAGATTCCAGTGGTTGTGAGTTTTCGCTTGCACCTGCCCGGACATGCGGAAAAACCACTGTACAATCTTGAATGTCGCCACGTCAACGTCTGGCGTTAGTCCTTACCTAAGAAAAAGCATTCGCCCGCACCAAATGGTGACCTGTCGGGCGAATGCTTCATGGCAACCAAGGGCTCATTCTTAAAGCACAATCTGACTTTAGCACGAACTCCTGGATTTCTCCGGATACTACCCCGGAGAGAGGAAGAGGCAGGAGTCGAACCTGCGAGTGCCGACTTATGATAGCGGTGACAAGCCGTCTGTCGTCTCTTCCTGGAAATCTTCTACTCTTTCCGATTGACTCGCTCTTCGCGACAAGACTTCGCAATTTTCGCGATATGCCGAGCACTGAGATCGTCCAGCGGCACTGAGTAGCAGAAGTCGTACACTTCAAACGACTCTTCGCCTTGCGTAAAGTCTCGCGTTCCGGTGCAGGTGAATCCATGCTTCGCGAACAAGTTCATCGCCGGGATTCGTTCCTGATGTACCTTGCTTACGACCGATCGACACTTCATTACTTTCGTTTTGGATTTAATGTGATCGATCATCCCTGTGGCGACGCCTTGCCTTTCGCAGTCTTTCGCGACTGCTATCCGGAAGATCGCGAGGGTGCCTTTGGTATCGACATGCTTGCCGAACAAAGCGTACCCGACGACTCCTCCTTGGTCACCAATAGAAACGATCGGTGAAGCGGCAGCGTTACCGGCTCCATTACTTCTGTCCTTAAACCCCTGGATCAGCTCGGATTCTGACATGGGGCTCTTGAAGTGAGTTTTGTCGATTGCGATCACTGCCGGAACATCTTTAACTGTCATCTTTCGAATCTTCATCTGTCTTCACCTTTTCCGTTTCAGGTTCGAGTTCCTTAGACACATACAGCCGAACAATCTCATCCCTGACTGACTTCATCATTCCGAGTGCCATATTGGCTCGGGCGATGTGGTCGTTCCCGTCTGGCAGGCACTCAATTGCCTGCTCGAAGCTTTCGATAGATTTCTTAGCTAGAGCGGACGGCCGCTCTGATTTCTTGACCGTTTTGACGCCGCGTAGTCTGTTAACGACGTCATCGAATCTTTTGAATCCGTAGGAGTTCAAGGCATGCCTGATCTCCTTTGCTTCGGTGATCTTACCCTCAGACTCGAAATCGTCAATGGCCAGCATGGCCTTTCTTGCTTTTTTGTAGTGAAGTTCTGAAATATTGTAGTGATTCAACGCAATCAGCAAGGCTGAATTCTTTTTGTTCTTCTCTGGGTTGAAGTTTTCCTTGACGAATTCCTGCATTTCTGTTGCGTTCGATGTGTTGGTCTGCTCGGCATCGACTTCGTCAAGGGCTGCGATCTCTGCGAGATCTTTGGTCTCGTATCTCGCGTTCACTTCCATTCGGAACTTCTTGACCTTCTCAGTGATGGTCATGATCTCCCGGATCTTCTGCTCCAGAGTCTTGTCTCGTTGTGTTCGATTGGCTTCGATCAGAGCCCATTCGACTTTCTCGGGAGAATCCAGATCGTACCGAAGCCTTACGGGTACTGATTCGAGTCCAAGCTCAAGAGCCGCGGCCGTCCGGCGATGCCCTGAAATGATGACGTACTCTGGCGTTACCTGAATCTCTTCAATGATTCCGCCCGTCCTGATTGATTCCATCAGGTTCTTGTCGACTGATTCAATCCCGTAAATCTTCTCGTTGATCGGGTGTCGTTTCAGGAGTTGCGGAGTGACCCATTTGATTTGGTCTGACTGCGTGCCCGTACCTTCAATTACAGCTGACATTTGGAATTCCCTTCCCAAGGATATGCTTCAGTTGATTTTCATCCTACGCACAAAGGGCTCTTCAAAGGAAGTCGAGTTGACGTGCCAGTTGAAATAACGCAATCATCACCTTGAATTCCCGGGAAGGAACCGAATGATTACTTACTTCAGAAGCGTCTTGGCTGGCTTTGTTTCTGTAGAGACCAAGGCTACGCAGAAGAGATACAACAACAAATGCACGGAATGCCGATCTCTCAATGATCGTATCCTTAAGTCTGACAGGGAGTCGGATGCGGCAAGAGACAGGATTAAAAGTCTTGAGAGAGAGGTAGAGTTACTTAAGACTGAATGCGAGCAGCAGGAGCTCGTAATTGAGTCTCGGGACAACAAGATCATGCTTACGGAACAGGTGGTTGCCCAACAGCAATCAATGATCCATCGTGATATTGAGCTCCGGAGACTTGAGCACATAACTGCTTCTGCTCAGGTCGATATGGCCAGAACTCATACTGGAATCAAGGAAGATTCAAATGCCACTAACGAGTCTGACGTCAATTATCGACCAGGCAGGTAGGGACCCGCTCCTTACCAATACCGTAACTGTCACTGGTGCCGGAAACGGCGGAGATATCTCTCAAGTTCCAGTTGAGCAGCAATTCCCTCAAATGGCTGTCAACAGTCAATTTGATGGTCGAGTTGCAGCTCACTGGACTGAGGATCGCAATGCCTACGTTAAGCAGTACAAGAACTCAACCTACATGGCGGTCTCCGCTATTGCGAAGATGGTCGCAATGCAGGATGTGGTCGTACAGCGAAGAACCCAGGGAAAGTCCGGCGTCAAGCTGGAGAGGGTTAAGTACACACATCCCCTGCAAGAGCTGTTCGAGGAAGTGAATCCGATCGACACTCTGTGGGATCTGTGGTTCTACGCCGTGGGCTGGAGATTAGTCACTGGCAACTCGATGATCTACAAGGCCAAGAATGGCTTTGGCGTCACGAAACAGCTCTGGCCAATGCCTTCTCAGTGGTGCAAGGTAATTCCTGATCCGGAGCAATTGATTGCTGGGTACGAGGTCAGTTCTGGGCCTGCTACGTTTTACGTTCACAAAGACTCGATGATCGACATCAAGAACCCAGGCCTTGATTGGCAGGGGAACGGTCGATTCTACGGACAGCCCTCGATCAAGGCCGCGGCGACCACGATTGAGCTTGAAAACGAGATGTACTCTCGGCTCTATTACACGTTCAAGAACTTTGCTCCCCCAGGAATGGTGTTCTCGACAGAGCAAAGACTGCAGCCTCATCAGGTTCATCAGTTGTGGGCGAACATTGCGGCCCAGCACTCAATGAGCGAGCATTCCGGTCGGCCGATGATCACTCATTCCGGCCTGAAGTTGGAGTCGTCGTTCCAGAACAGCTCGCAGAAGGAGCTGGATTACATCGGCTCACTGGACAAGACCCTTGAGATTACGCTGGCGACTCACGGTGTTCCTCGTGCGGTGCTCGGAATGAGTGGCGACGTGAACAAGAGCAACATGGAAGGATCTCTGGTTCAGTTCTGCAAGATGACTGTGGATCCGATCCTGCGTCACTTCTCTCAGCACTTCACTCAGAATCTGGCTAACGAGTTCGCAGATGACAAGAGCCTTATCGTAAAGATTGGCCCTTGCTCTGCAGACAAAGAGGCTCAGCTTGTCAAGATTGTCGAAATGCTCATCAAGTCTGCGGCAATTACTCCGGACGAAGCTCGTGCCGTCTTGATGGACTGGGATCCAATGAATTCTCCACACGGCTCTAAGGCTGTGATGGTGAGTGGGTTCCAAGCGATTGATCCTGATACCGGCCTTCCGGACTCTCAAGAGCCGGAGGCTGACCCGGAGCCCAAGCCAGGGGCGGACTCGGAAACAGTTGCAGTTGGCCGGGCAGTTCTTGGTGGCCGATCGTAACTCGCTCACCTTTGATGTAACCATCGGGCGGTGATTGAATTCTCAAGTGGTGCTTGATTGCTTCGTTTCCAATATCCGGATGCTCTTGACTAGATACGCGAGAGAGTCGTGGCTGTCCGCTCGAGAGCACGATGAAGTATCCGGCCGAGGTAGGACTTCCCGCTTGCCAGGTGCTCGCATTATCCCATTCGAGTGACACGACTCTCGCATCCCATAGCTCTTCCAGCATTCGAATGTCTTTAGTGACAGCATGATTTTCTCCGTGCAGTGACTCGGTAACGTTTATTGCTTGCGTGATTATTCGCCGAGTCACTGCCATTTGGTTATGAAAGATCAGGTCGTTCACTGCTTCGGTGAGATTTCGCCATCCTTTCTTTGTTCCGTTCCTGATTTGCTCGATTGCGATGTCAGCTTTTGTTGTGGCTCGCTCGATGACCGGACTATTCGCTCGATGCGACCCAGTAAGGTCTGGGCGTCCGGTCCACGCGGCGATCATTTCTGTTATTGCCTGCTTGGTTGACTTTTTGTACCTTCTGCACTGCTTGTCGAACAATTCCCATAGTTCGCCTGATATTGTCGCACTAACACGCTTTGTGAGATTTTCCATGGATGGTCTTTCCGCGAAGATTGAAAAGCTAATGTCTCTGAAGTCCGGCCAGTCTGTTTCTGAGCTAGTCAGGATCAGAAAGTCGATCGGAGTGAAGGGTCCTACCGCTCGAGAGCTTACTCGACTGGAGAAGGTAATTCAATTAGCCGCCCTGTCGACGGACGTTAATCCGACAGAGGAACAAAAACGAACAGGAAACTACCGCAAGGGCAAGTTCTCAATGAAGGGTATGTCCTTCGTGATTGAGAATCCTCGCGGTTCGGTTCGGTCTGGCGTTGATGGTGACGGGGAACCATGGTCTGTCGTTATGCCGACGCATTATGGCTATATCCTCAAAACGAGGTCAGAAGCCGATGGCGATCATCTTGACGTATCTATCGGTCCTGATCCCGGCTCTCGGAAGGTTTTTGCTATCGATCAACAGGATCGATCAGGCGACTTCGATGAGCACAAGTTTTTCGTGGGGTTTCTTGACAAGAAGGACGCTCGTCAGGCTTATGAGGATTCGTTTACCGGACCAGCCCCCTTCCAGGGAATGGTAGAACTTAGTTGGGACGAACTGAAGGAGTGGATTGAGTTCGGAGATTCCTCAGCTCCGATTGTTGACCAGATGTTGCGGCAGTTCAATTCCCGCATCGAACTCATGAAGACAATGGAAGAGCGAGACGGAGCGATTTACCTATACGGAGCCTGCATGGTTCCCAATCTAATCGATCGCTCGCAGTTTCGGGATTACTACGACGAAGATGACGTACGTCAAGCGGCGCGTAATTACCTGGTGAAGAGCCGAGCGGCCGGGTTTAAGCATAGAGCGATCTTTGAGAATGATGATGTTCAACTAACACAGAGCTTCATCGCCCCGATGGATATGCAGATCGGTAAGAACAACATACCAAAAGGGTCGTGGGTAACTGAGTTCAGACTCATTCACCCCGAAGTGATCCGTATGGCAAAAGCAGGTGAACTGGCAGCGTTCTCTATTGGTGGCCCGTCTCGTAAATGGCGACTCGAAAAGAGAGACGGAACTGCTCAGAGTCGATGGTTTGGCCCAGATGCAAATAAGTAAGATTAACAAGATTGCCAGCAGACTTGGCATAAGAAATGATGCCGCCAAGAGAATGATAGTCAGTTCGGCTTACTCAAACCTGAAGATTGAGAGGCCAAATTTGGACAGGATCGAGTTTAATCAGATTGCTGATTCTCACCTCTCTGTAAAAAAGGGTTGACTTGCAGAATTTATTATTCTTACTCTCCTTGCAAATGCACTCATAAACAGGTGGAGCGGATATGTCAGAAAAGAAACTCGAAGAGATCATGTCTAAGGATAAATCTCTTGTACGGAGAGTGTCTGATATTGAGGTGGAAGAAGTGACCCTGAC